CTTAAAGACAAGCTTAAGATTCATTGTAAAAAGTGGGTTTTCCAACTGGAAACCGGTGAAAGTGGATACGAGCATTACCAGGGACGCGTATCACTTAAACTTAAAGCACGCAAAGGTGCATTGTTGGGATATGGAGAACATTGGACTCCGACCTCTAACGAGAACGAAGATAACGATTTTTATGTAGTAAAGGCTGATACAAGAACCGCCGGTCCTTGGTCAGATAAAGACCTCTACATCCCGAGACAAGTAAGAAATATCAGCTTATATCCGTGGCAAGTCGCCGTGCTAGAAGACGCACATAAGTGGGACACACGAAACATAAACTGTATTATATGCCCGACAGGCAATATTGGTAAATCAACATTAAGAACATACGCAGGAGCACGCGGTCTGGCGCGCTCTTTACCTATGATGGAGAGTTATAAGGACTATATGCGTATGGTCATGGACACGCCTAAGTCTAAGTTATATTTGGTAGATTTTCCTCGCGCCCTGAATAAAACTGCGTGTCATTCTTTTTGGAGCGCATTAGAGACAATCAAAGACGGTTATGCTTACGATGACCGTTATGGGTTTAGAGAAGAGTATTTTGATTGTCCAAACATCTGGGTATTCATGAATGTCATTCCAGATGCGAATTTCCAGTCTAAAGACAGGTGGAAATATTGGGAAGTTTCAAATGGCGAGCTAAAGCTCTGTAATACTATATTTGAAACCACTGGAACTATTGGAACTATTTTAATTCATGATGAATAAAATTGTGATTCAGGTGGTTGCTACGCAACAACATGGACAAGAAAAATCATAGAATAATTTTTGAAGAATTATAATTACGGTTTCATCGGACCTTGGTTATAATTGTTTTTAGGTATTTTTAGTAATCCCGCGCATCGGGTCACTACGCTACGCTACGCTTCGCTACGATGATCCTCGCGCTTAAGCGTCTTCATACTCAGCATAAGTCTGAACGTTTAATGTGTAATAAGACCCATCACCTAGGGTCTGAGCGACAGATACATTACCTATCGCTGGATAAAATGTTGCGAAAAGTGTAAGATTTTCTACCATATCATCATTCGGATTAGTGGTGGCATCCTCATACTTAATATGTTTATTTTTAAGAATAAACCTTGTAACGTCAAACCCGAAAGTTCGTGTTAAACTGAAATCATTATTGGTGATGTTGCCCGGTCCTGTAAAGTCAGGAATGGCCGCGCCCATCTTAAAACGTTTCCGCCAATAAATCTTGTATTTATCTTTATTAAGCGGGAATAAAACTGTACTGGCTGTAGCATTAGGTGTAATTGCTTGAGCGCCTGCTTGATATAAATCATCAAGCGTATTTTCAATAGCGGAAGCATTATTTAATAATCTTCCAAAGAATACATCAATGTATCCTACATTAGTATTGTCCAAGATATTCACGATAGGGTCTACTTGTGTGAGAGCAGAAGGTTGGATTAATCCCTTGATTACCCACCGTTTTAATTTAATTGTATTACCAACACGTTGCTGTTGATTTACGCCCTGTGACAGGTCAAACATCTGTGAACCAATTGCGTTGCTTCCTGGAGCCCAGCTGAAGTACTCGAAAAAATTAGGTCCAGTTCCACTGTTCGCTAATATCATTACAGGAAGAATGCGAGTATAAGTATCGGTATATTTGTTCTCGACATTCTGAGATATAATCCTTTGGACTCTCTGAACCAAGGTAGGCTTGGCTCTGCGAGCTGACATCACCTTCTTAGCACGCGGCGATTTGACGGCCGATTTCTTATAGAGTTTAGCATTTCTAAACATTCGACCTGGCATTCTTTTTTATATTACTATTACAAAAGATTTTAATTTTAGAAAATAAACGCGTTTTAATTTTCATTTTTTTTTCTTTTCCTATTATATAGGATTGAAATGACGCAACGAAGCAATATCTGCGTATGGGACTTTACAATAGCTAAAGCTAAGGTGGACGACCTTGACAAACTTAAAGACAAGCTTAAGATTCATTGTAAAAAGTGGGTTTTCCAACTGGAAACCGGTGAAAGTGGATACGAGCATTACCAGGGACGCGTATCACTTAAACTTAAAGCACGCAAAGGTGCATTG